GAGTGTTTTTACTGTTTCTGACGAACCATAGTAGTTCCGCCAGTCCGATTGAACCCTTGTTCTTTTGCGTCTTTTTCTTGTTTTTGTAACAGGAAGTATCTTAGGTTTCCAGAAGAATTTCTTACCAATATACTTCTTACCTGTTGATACTTCTGTAACGCAATAGACGAATCCTTGGTATTCCTCCAAGAATTCTTCTTCAGGGTTAAACTCTTTATTCTCGTATATCCACATACGAGTATATATAACTAGTCTATTGCTACCCCACACATGGGACAATATTGGGGTTCTTCCTCGCAATTCTTTACGAGTACTTCCGTTTCTGTTTCACAAAGATGACATTCCAAATTGTAGGTTATGTCGTCTTCCACTAGGCGGCACAACCAGTTCCATCCAATCCACAACTTTCAGGGTCACCTTCTTCGACCCAACCCCAGTCACCTTCCATACCGTTAACTGAATATTCAGTCACACGTTTTTCAAAGAAGTTATCATGAGATGCACCATTCAGTACCCAGTCCAACCACGGTAGTGGATTGTCCTTTACACCAAACTTAGGTTTCATACCAAGTTGTAGTAATCTACGGTCTGCAATGTGACGGATGTATTGTTTAACATCTGCCTCAGATAAACCTTCGATATCACCAGACTTATATGCAAGTGTAATGAATCGGTCTTCTAACTTAACAGCATTACGTGCCATCTGATAGATTTTAGACTTCAACTCATCGTTGACGATACGTGGATGTTCTTCACAGAACTCTCTGAAGAGTTTTGCATTACCCTGTACGTGAATAGTCTCATCTCTGATAGACCACTCTACAATAGTACCCATACCTTTCATCTTACCGAAACGTTGGAAGTTCAACAACATTACAAATGATGCGAACAGAGACATACCTTCGTTGAATACAGATTGTGCAAGTACAAGTGCAAGACCTGTTTGGGTGTTAATGTCACCTTGAGACATGAAGTCAATCTTGTCTGCCATCTCTTTGTATTCCATAAATGCAGAATGTTCTTCGTCTGGTAATCCTAGTGTATCATTTAATAATGCATATGCACGTTGGTGTACACCTTCACGGTTTGCAAATGAAGACAACATGTTACGAATCTCGTTGTTCTTGAACTTAGGGATTAACAGTTCATGGTAGTTCTCACCCACCTGTACATCTGATTGAGTAAACAATCGCAATACTTGAGTAATAAATTCCTTCTCTTCACCAGACAGTTTTGTTCTCCAGTCTTGGATGTCTTCGGATAGTTCCGCTTCATCTTCGACCCAATGAACTTCTTCATGTTTCTTTGTTAATTCCACCGCCCAAGGGTAGAGGAAAGGTTTATATGTTTTGCTAAATTCTAATAATGCCATTTGTTATCCCTCGCAAGCACGACATTCATCGTCTTCGTTTGTTTCTATTGGTTTGTTTAAATATTCCATCAATTCTTCGTACCCACCGACATATTCACCTTCGATGTAAATTTGTGGTACTGTTTTTACTTTACGTCCTGTTACTTCTGCGGCAGTCTTACCAATATCCTTGAGGTCAATCTTGTCATAAGGTATTCCTCTTAGTTTTAGTTCTTCCATTGCCATAGAACAGAAAGGACAATCTGCTTTACTATAGACTATACTACGGGTATCACCCGCAAGTGCAACACGTTCTACTTTTTCAGATACATTCTCTGCACGTTGTTTAGACTCAGTTCTTAGGTAATATAAACCTTTGAGTCCGTCACTCCATGCTTTTAGATGCACCTTGTTTACATAAGACTTTTCACAACCAGTAGGGAAAAATAAATTTACTGATTGACCTTGACAGATATATTCTTGACGTTCAGATGCATGGGTAATAATCCATGTCTGGTCAAGTTCATCCGCAGTCCTATAGATTGCCTTTTCACCTTCATTAAGGAATGGTAAGTGTTGTACCGAACCTTTTTTAGTAATAATAGATGTCCAAGTAGATTCATTGTTCTCACCTTTTTCATCTAGTAATCTGCCGAGGTATTTATTCTTTACAAGAAATGAACCCGCACGTGTACGATGTGTATATGCATTTGCCTTCAATGGTTCAATAGATGGACTTGTCGCTAAAATTACACCAGACGAGGCATTTGGAGCAATCGCAAGAAGATGGGAGTTTCTTCTTCCAGACAGTTCCCCATCTGGATATGCACCACGTTCTTCTGCGAGCAGTTCAGTTTCCAGTACTGCTTCTGATTTAATGTGAGCAAACACTGTGCGGTTAATATCTCTTGCAGCTTCAGACTCCCATGCAACTCCGTGTCGTTGCAAGAGGGAATGGAATCCCATTGCTCCGATTCCAATACTTCTCTCTCTTTCTGCGGAATACTTTGCTCTTGATATTGTATCGGGGGCGTTTTCAATAAAGTACTGCAAGACATTGTCAAGCATCCTAGTAATATCACGAACGATTGTCGTATCTTTCCAGTCATCATAATACTCCAAATTTAATGAGGACAAACAACATACCGCAGTCCTGTCTTCGGATGTCGGTAAATGTATTTCATTACATAGGTTAGACCCATGTATCTTTAACCCCTTTTCTTTAAGAGGTTCTGGTAGACCCGCATTTGCGGTATCAATAAAGTTTAGGTAAGGTTCACCTGTACGGAAACGAATCTCTATTAGACGTTCCCATAATTTACGTGCATCAATAGATTCTTTAACTGTTCCGTCTTTAGGGTCACGTAGGTCAAACGTATCATTAGACATTACCGCATTCATAAACTCATCTGAGATATTGATTGCATTGTGTAAGTTTAATGCTTTACGTTGTACGTCACCTGTAGGTATACGCATGTTCATGAATTCTACAATATCAGGATGTGATATATCCATGTATGCGGCATAAGAACCCTTACGAGTTTTACCTTGACGGTATGCAATCATATCTGCATCAACAGTATGTAGGAACGGAATCGGGCCAGGCGCTATGTCTGATACGGTTCTTACATCTGACCAATGACCACCTACACCACCACCATAGACAGACAACCATCTCAACTCAGATGAGTGACCGATTAATCCTTCGAGGGTATCTGGTACATAGGTCAAGAAACAAGAGATTGGCATCCCTTTATCTTTCTTAGTTTCTCCATTGGGTGCATTAGATAGCACAGGGGAGGCGAACATAAACCATTTATTACTTACATAATCATAGAGACGTTGGGCGAGTTCATCGTCCATTTCTTCTCTATACTTAGACCAAGCTTCTGCTGCTCGTCTGAATCCTTCTTGAGGACTCTTTTCATAATCACGTAAGTAAAAATCTTTTAACATTCCTACTGCATATTCTTCCAGTAGGGCATCTTTCTTTTTATCAAGTTTGACGGGCATTTTTACTTTTCCATAGAGTATAGTTTTTCAGGGGGTAATATTATATATACCCCTGAGTTTTTTCAGTTATTGTATTATACCCAATTAAGGGTAAAATGTCAAGTTATTTCTGAAGTCTTTTATCGATTGCTCTAGAACCGAACCAGAACGAAATAATTGCAGCAAAGATTGCCTTGGTGTCACCATCCCAAAGAAGACCTAAAGACTCTGCAAGAGGTAATCCACTGTTAAGTGCTTCCCTCAAAAGAGCGACTTCGATTGCACAAAATAATCCAAAGAAACAGTATGTGATTACAGGACGTACAGACTTCTGTAGACCCGCAATAATACCAGTACCTTGGTTGATTGAGATGTCATGTTGAATCAGTCGGTCATGCTCTTTATCAGCACCCATCTGTTTATACATTTTGATTTCATGGTCATAACCCTTTGCACGGAGTTCTGCCATCTTTTCCATCTTTTCTAATTCAAATTTGTTGTTTGACTTTTGTTTAAAGTGGTCTGTGATTGCGGGTACAACTGAACCCCCAAAACCTAGCACACTACCTAATAATCCACTTAGCATTATTTACTCCAACGTTTTCTCATTTCTTTAAACCTAGAAAGTACTTCTGGTTTCTTCTTCTTCTTCTTTTTCAAATGGACAGGGACAGTCGTACTATCATCGCCAGCACCCGCAACGGCACTGGTTGTCATGTCCTCTTCGAAATCTCTGAATTTCTTCATCTGGTTAACTCCCCAGTTGTAAAATACACTTCACTCATTGTTGCAAGGTGTATTCCTTTATAGATGTCGATACCTAAAATCTCTTCAAATGGATATGCATCTTCTTCTACTCGTATTTTATCATTTTTATGGACATCTTCACATAGACCATTCATGGTATCATGTTTGATACGATAAATGCCAGGCGACAATTGTTTATCATTTAAGACAAACCACTGCGAGTTTTCTGCAAGAACATCAAGGATATCAATCCCTGTTTCTGCATGTATGTCCATAATATGTGAATCTTTTAATTCACCGTGTTCTTTAATAAGGGCAAGAGCAGCACCATATCTTGCGACTATGGATGTACCGCCTGGCGCTTTTGCCATAATCTTTTTAAGATTGAACACAAGACGATGGAAGGGTGTGTAATGAGAACGATATGCTTCACGGTCATCAGTACTATTCGTATTGAAGTCCTTACGTTTCTTACCAGTCTCATCAATAATACCCGCCTCGAATGCTTTGGTTTTCTCAATTGGAGTAACCAATAGTTTCAAGAATCGAATCGTGTATACTAAGTCTGCTGCTGTTTTTAATAATCCCATAGTTCTATTTATACTCTAAAAAACTTTTAAATTAGATATGTTGTGATATATCTCGTCCAACAGTTGCATCAAAAATGGTTAAAAGTATTGGTTCATATACCGCATATAATACATCTTTATGTGGTGTCTGAAAGTCATAATCAAATCTTTTTAACAACTCTCTTTGTATAGGTGAGTCCATAGAATCACCCAGAAGGAATGACTTGGGTGTCTTAAACACTTCATGATATATCCTTCTGTCATTATATAGAGATGCAGTAAGTACATCATTATTTACACTGATACTACGACTATAAAGTTTTGGAGTCAAAAGTTTTAACATATTGTACTCTGCATTCTCCCAGTCTATGTCCTCAACAATCCACTCCTTGAACCATTCGTCTAGATAGGTTTGTGTAGTCTTATGTGTACCCAGTGTATAGGATGCACCATAATGATGCGTCTTCTCATCAATAATATTTTGAATTGCAGCTTCTAGATATCTTTCATCCTTATGTTCTACCATTAACATGTGTAGATGTGGAATCAAATCACGGAAGAACATTTCATCTCCGTTAACTCCATACATAACAATATCAGGTTTTACTTTACAGTCTGCAACCATCTTCATCGTAGGTAAGATAGAACCCCATCTTGTACTACTATCTTTCATATAATCTTTAGTATGTTGTATCGATAAATTACTGTCCCACACGTCATGTGTCACATCGGGGAAATTCTTTGCGGCAATCATTTTCCACTTGAGTCCCTCATCTCCCGCATGACACGGCATCATATTATAGATGTGTTGTGGGTCATCATAGAAGTATTGTGATTGGAGTGCAGAATCTATTCCCTCACTGAGAGAAATAAACCTGTTCTTATAACGAGACTTAATTAGATTTGAATGTTGTTCCATACATTCATGGATATAATCTGCAAGTGCATTAGTATCAGTCCACTTCTCTTCTTCAAGTGCTTTCTTACAATCACCCACATAATCATAATCTGGAATATATGAATTGATGTGTCTATAAAAGGTGGAGTTTTCAAAAGGTTTGAACTCACGTTTCTGTGGGTCTGCTTGACCATATTCAAGATAACTATATCGAATGTCTTCTTTCTCAATCGTCATGAACGGAATGTAATTACTAATTTCTGTTCCATACCTACGTCCAACAAACACTTTATGATTTTGGAAGTAATCAACCGCAATCTCAAATCTATCTGAGGTCAATTTGATTGCAAAGAAGTTTCCATTCTCTTCATTGAAACTCCAACGTTCACATGCGTCTTCGATGTCACCTTCAATAAGGTAACCAGAATATATGACAATATAGTCTGGCCCTTTCCAGACATTCACCAGTTCGTCATGGTAATAACACCATTGACCGAACTGTGTGTACTCATGTTTTTTAAACTTACTTGAGTCTTTGCATATAAAATATTTCATCGTAGTTGTATTGTTCCCTGTTTGGTATGTAAATCCACCGATAAGCGTCTACCTTCACTTACCAGTATTTCTTCTATTAAGTCATCTAGTCTTCTTTTATTGTTGTTGTATTGAATCTCTGGTGGTAATGTTTTATCCATGGATAGGATACCAACTCGACCATCCCACTTCTGTACATGTGCAACAAAACCAAAGTCCTTTGGTCTATATATGCTTTCTAGGTCATGTTCTACGTAAGAACAAAAGAATTCGTCACATATTTTTGGTTTGTCCGCTTGAATAGAACAACCTGTATCGCATAGTTTATTACAAGTACTCCATGCACCGTAATCTA